CTGCCATCAAGCGTCGCGGTCAGCTTCAGTGTAGGAGTTACTCAAAGCTCTAGCACCGTTGGAGCAAACACTGTCTATGAAATCACGGCTGCTGGTGCGACTGACACAGTGACGATTGGATAAGACGATGGCTCATTATGCACAATTAGATTCTGAGAATGTCGTGGTTCAGGTTTTCGTGGGCCGCGATGATGTGGTGGAAGGCGTTGACGATTGGGAAACCTACTACGCGCCGGAAGGCTTCACGGTCAAGCAAACTTCCTACAACACTCGTGGCGGTGTTCACCTGCTCGGTGGCACACCCTTGCGTAAGAATTACGCTGGTATCGGCTACACCTATGACGAGGCGCGTGATGCTTTCATTCCGCCCCAGCCGTCACCTGATTGCACACTTGATGAGGACACTTGTTTATGGGTTTGCCCAGAGGAGGATGTAACTAATGGCTAGTGCTGTCCGTTTCGGTACTTGGGAAAGCTCTACTGGTGACACGTTCACTGTGGATGAGGTTCGAGCATTGTTTGGGGTGACGATCTGATGACTACTTTGAAGTTTGATGAGTGGCAGGATGTTGGTGGTACACCGGTTTTGCGGATCAACGCTGGTGTGCTTGAGGTGTGGGATGGTGCTGCGTGGGTTGAGGCTGGCGCGGTTGGTAACGCAACTGTTTCCGGCGGTACAACGGTGACTTCTGGCGGTTACGAATACCACACGTTCACAGCAAACGGGACTTTGAGCGTTAACGAGGCTGGGCTTGCTGATGTTATGGTTGTTGCTGGTGGCGGCGGCGGCGGTGAGTCACAAGTAATTTACGGAATGGGCGGTGGCGGTGGTGCTGGCGGTTTTTTCGTAAGCTACCAATACTATTTACCAAAAGGAAGCCAGGCGATTACGGTTGGTGCTGGTGGCGCTTCCGCAACTAATGGGGTGAATTCTTCTCTCGGTTCACTAATTACTACCACGGGTGGCGGGGCTGGGGGCAATAAAGCCACAAACGGTAGCGCTGGGGGTTCCGGTGGCGGTGGTGGCGGTAACGATTTGAACACAACTCAAACCGGTGGCGCGGGGACTACTGTTCTTGAGGGGTTGCCACAGGGTTTTTCAGGCGGTACCGGAAACGGTAGTTCTTCTAACACCGATGTTCGCAATGGTGGCGGTGGTGGCGGGGCAAGAGCCGCTGGTGGAAGCGGTGTTGGCAATAACGGTGGTGATGGCGGGGTTGGTGTTGAACTTGCCACTTTTGCCACGGCAACAACGACGGGCGATTCTGGTTTTTACGCTGGTGGTGGCGGTGGCGGTGAGTACGGCTTTGGGAATGTTGGTGCGGGCGGTGCCGGTGGCGGAGCTGACGGCAGTAACGGTGTAGGAATTGCTGGGGATGTAAATACTGGTGGCGGTGGTGGCGGGTCTGGGGGCGCTAGTTACGGTCCTGGGGGCGCAGGCGGTTCGGGTATTGTGATTGTAAGGGTGGCTGTGTAATGGCACATTGGGCAGAAATAGACGAAAATAACCTAGTTGTTCGGGTCACGGTTGGAAACAATGATGAACCGGACGAGGGCTACCAATGGTTACTTGATAACCTGGGCGGGACTTGGGTACAGACTTCGTACAACGGAAACATTCGTTTCAACTACGCGGGTATCGGTTTCACCTATGACGAAACTCGTGACGCTTTCATCCCTCCAAAGCCAGACGGTTTTGATTCTTGGGTTCTGAATGAGAACACCTGCCTGTGGGAAGCACCTGTAGAGCGACCAGAGGGTGAGAACTGGGTTTGGGATGAGCAAGCTGGTGCTTGGGTAGAGGCGTAACATGACTGAGCGCACCTGCCCCTGGGGATCATGTCAACAACCCCACGAGTGTGTAACAACTGGTTGTGGACCCGCTTGTGGGGGACATCTTTGCGCTGAAGTGGTGGTGTAGCTGATGAAGCTCTCACAGCCTTGGCCTGAAGGGTACACGGTCAACAAGAACTCACCATTCGGTTACCGCACTGATCCGATTACACGGAAACGTAAGTTCCATCACGGTATTGATGTAGCCCTACCGGTGGGTACACCGTTGACTGCGGGCGCTGACGGCACAATCGTACACAAAGGCGCAGGTGGTTCCGGCGGTTACACGTTGATTATTCAGCACGCGCCCGATCTGTTCACTGTTTACTATCACCTTCAGAAGCCTTCACATTTGAATAAGGGTACTCGGGTTGTCGAGGGCGAAAACGTGGCTCTATCCGGGAATACCGGCAGGAGCACAGGGCCTCACCTGCACTTCGAGGTGCGTAAATCACGTCGTTGGGGTAACACGGTGGACCCGATGCCTTTTTTTAACAAAGCGGGCGCCCCGCACAAACTCGCAACAGACGGCATACTCGGGAAAAACACTTGGGCTGCCGTGGCAAGAATGTTGACCGCCAAGGGTTATTACAAGGGCGCTATCACTGGTAGACGAGATCGAGCTTTGATTCGGTCTTTGCAAACCTTCCTGAATGAAGGAGGTTGGTAATGCCGGAAGAAACTAACGGTTCGGCTCGTATCAGTGTCAAGGAGGTTTACCTGGAATTGCAACAACTCAGGTCAAGTGTAGAGAAGATCGCTAATTCTTTACCCGGCATGAAAGAACAGCTTGATGATTTAGAGCGTGACATGAATCGCAAGCTCTCTGATCACGAGCAACGTATTCGCAGGGTCGAAATGCGGATTTGGCAAGGCATGGCGTTGGTGAGCGCAATCGCGGCGGTCACACCAATTCTTCTCAACCTGATGTCGTGAACAACACTATAAAATTTTTTGTCACAAATTTGTTGAAGGGAGTGAGGTACATTTTGCAGAAACCGTCTTGGAAGAATCGTCGCAGGTACATACTCGCCTCGTTCGTGATTGGCGCGATTATGCTACTCGGCAGCACCGTTGTCGCGTTGACAGGGAATATGTCTGATGTTTCAGATTTAGTTACTGGTGGTGTAGCGTTGATTACGCTCATACTCACCAGTTATATTTTCGGTGCTGTGTGGGAGGACAAATCACTTTATAGGAAAGAGGAGAATGGTGATGGATAAAGTTCGCCGTTTTTTTGATTACGCCACGGAAAGAGCCGTGAAAACAATCGCCCAGACCGCGCTTGCAACTATTGGTGGGACAGCGCTTGGTGTGATGGATGTAAACTGGGTATCCGTCTTGTCAATCAGCGCACTTGCTGGAATCATGTCGCTATTGACTTCGGTTCTTCAGTATGACCGTAAACCAGTGGAGGAGTAATAGTGGACCAAGAAATTGTTGATGGTGTTGTTTGCCCCATAGACCCCATGGAAGCCATGTTGTGCGAATCATGCCAATAGTGCTATAGTTAGGATGTTCATTTGAACTTCCTTTCTGGAAAACCCCTCGGACTGTCCACCACGGTTCGGGGGGTTTTTCTATTCAATCCATTGGTGGATTGTGCGACGGGTTACGCCAGCTTTTTTGGCAAGATCGGTGACGCCTGTACCGTTGGCGTATTCTTCGCGTACTTTGTCGCGCAGCACTTCTGTGACGATCTGTAGGCGCGATAGTTCCCAGTCGCGCATATCCGCAACCATGTCGAGTGAGTACCCAGCTATGTGGGCTTTTGTCATCTCTTGCATAACTTTATAGTACCGGTTGAACGTTAAATCCTTGTGTATGTCGGTTGTGTGTGGTTTACTGACGCCATGAGAAGAAGGGAAACCTACAAACGTAGGAAAACTATGTTGGTTGAGGTCAGAGAGTTTTGGCTTCTACTCGGTGCTGCGAGCTTTTTCGCTAGTGCTTGTGTTGTGTTGACGTTCGTTGTTGCTTATTTAGTGAAAGGGTAGAAAATGTTTGAAGTTGAGAGACACCATGATGAGATTGTTGTGACCTCGGAGCATGGGTTTGATTGTGTTCACCGTGGCGGTGTGGGAACACTCGTTCTAACGGTCCAGGAGGCCCGTGAGATGACGGAGAAGCTTATGGAGGCAACCCTGCCGGGGTCGTTCGAGTTCGTGCTCACGTCGAGCGCTACACCCGATCCGGAGGACGGTTAACGTTCGTTGGGTAGTGTCCCACCCCACACACCGTACATTTCTTTGTTTGCAACAGCGTAGAGGAGACATTCGGTGATGACGGGGCACTCTTGGCACAGGTTCTTCGCCATTTTCGCTGCTTGTGTCCGGAGTGTCCCTACGGGGAAGTCGTCGGGGAAGAACAGTTCTGGTACTTCCCGGCATGGAACATGGTCTGCCGCCTCGACTGCTTCGTTGAGTTCTTGGTAGGTATACAACTGTCGGTGGTTACGCATAAGGTGAGTGTATGAGAAACGAAAGCATATTCCAAGTTTACGAGGGTGAAACGTTCAACGGCGCATTGAATCTAGGTGTTTATGACTCCGGTTCGTCGGAGTGGCATGAGTTGAGGTCTCGCGGTATTGGTGGGTCTGAGATTGGCACGATCATGGGTTACAACCCGTGGGAGTCAGCGTTTGCGTTGTGGGCTAAACGGACAGGGCAGATACCGGACCCGCCGTTGGAGGGTTGGTCGATTCGGTTCGGTAGAGCTTTTGAGTTGCCTGTGCTGGAACTCTGGGCTGAGGAACACCCTGAGTATGAGGTGTTTTTGACGGGGACGTGGCAGCACCCGGAGTACGGGTTTATGCTCGCTAACCCTGACGCGCTGGCTAAGCATCGTGAGACTGGTGAGTGGATTGTTGTGGAGATCAAAACGTCGAGGGGTTCGTGGGGTGAAACACCACCACATTATGCGGCTCAGGTGTTGCACTATATGACGGTGTTGAACTTGGAACGGTCTGTCATTGTTGCGGTTGCGGGTTGGAATTATGAGG